TTAGATGATGGGTGAGAGGGTAGAGGCCAGCTCTGCGGCCTGCTGGCTCTGGCTGCTGAATGTTGGTGCATTGGTCGGCCCTGGCCCACCGTGGTTGTGGCTGGCGGCAGAGGCGGCCAGCTGCTCCACCACGTTCATCAGCTGTAGCAACAGGCGGAATATGTTCACGCCTTCGGTACCCATCCACGAACGGGGTGCCTCGAAGTGCTGGAGTTCACCGGCCACACTGCGCCGCAGTTTCCCGATCACCGACACCAGATCGCCGGCAGTGGTCTGGCTCATATTACCCAGGCACCCCAGCACCATGTCATCACCGGCCAGCAGCTCGATAGCCCCGAGCGCCTCGATGCGCTTCATTGCCCCGATCTGCTCCACGCTGTGTTGCAGGGTGGTGAGCTGGTGCTGGCCAAACTCGCCCAGGTATTCGTCAGCCTCGCGGTGCATCCGCATCGCCTTGTCATGTTGACGGCGGTCAGTATGGCGGCTCTGGTTGCCCACCGTATCGGTGCGACTGAACACCTCGGCCCGCTGCTGCTGTAGCTGTTCCCCAGGGGCGATATCCGGCAGCGGCCAACCGGTGCCCAGCACGGTACGAATAAATGGCCGGTCGGCGCGACCGAAGGCAAACCCCAGCTCGACGATGGTCCCCTCGATGGGGAACTGCAGCAGCCCCTGTTCGTGCCCGCCGAACATCACCGGCAACGGCACGGCGCGATAGAGTGGGGTTGCCTTGTCCGGTTGGCCATCTTCACCCAGCAGTTGCACATCCACCGCATAGCGCGGGCGAAACGGATCATTGAGCTGGCCAGCAGCCGCGCTGTCGCTGATGGCCTCGACCCGCCCGAACTTGGGCAGGTGCATCTGGTCGGCCAGCTCAGGGAACACCCCCTCCATCTTGCGCCGCTCCGGCGACTTCACCGGTTTACCTGGTGTCGCAGTGGTGAGGGTCATCTCGTCACCCTTGAGGCGTACCCGCTCCACTCGCTTGCCGTTGAGGATGACGCCCGGGCGCATGGCCGGGATCGGGGCGGTGGTCATGGTGTTGCCCGCCTGGCGGCCAGAGAAGGCTGGATCCAGTTCCACCGACCTGTCTGCCCAACGACTATGGGCATGACTGCCCACGAAGATGGCGCCATCCGGTTGCTGATGCCAGATGAAGTCCGGCACCGCAAAGGCGCGCCCCGCATTGTTCAGCAGCTGATAGCCGGTACCGGCGCTGGTGAAGTTGGGGATCGGTTGGTCGGTGTAGTCGGCTCCATCAGGCAGCAAAAAGGTGAGTTTGGTCTGGTCGCTCAACCATGCCAGCAGGCTGCGCAAGGTTGCATGCTGGATGCTGACAGGGAAGGCACTTCCCAGAATACCGGCCAGCTCTCGGCACAGCAGCTTGCTGGCGCCATTGCTGGCGGGCTGCACGTCATACACATAGCCCGTAAACCAGCGCCGCAGTTCGCCGTTGTAGCCGAGATCCACGGTCAGGGTTTGCCCCTTCTCGGCGTTCCCCTCGATGGTGAGGGCAGCACGGCCACCGGCGCAGAGATCCAGCACGATATCGTGGTCGATGAGGTTGGCAGGCTGGCCGCCCAGGGTCAGGTTGGTCGCGAGTTTCACGCCATCAGGTCTCCCAGTTTGTTATCCAGCCCCTTGATGGCCTGCTCCCACGAGCTCAGTTGTTCCTGCTCTGTGGCCGGTTTCCCGTTACCGCCATCGGCTGCCTTGGCCGGTTTGGTGTTGGCGTTGCCCTGGCCCACTGTGGCCGGTGCTTTTGGCATCCGCTGTTCCCGTTTCTCCGGTACCGAGTTGTGCTCGCGCAGGGTGAACTGCACTTGCCACGCCAGCAGCCCCTCCTGCTCGCTCGCGGTGATGCGCCCAGCGAACTTGGCCTGGCGCACCTTCACCGACTTGGCCAATAGCGACCCGACCCGGTAGATATGGCGCTGGCCACCATCGCCCTTGGCGTCGGCCAGCTCAAACAGCCGGCTCAGGGTCTGTTCATCCTTGAATGGGACAAGGCCCGAGATATCGAGCTCCTTGGCCTTCTCGCCCTGCTCCGAGCTACTGGTCGAGCTGGTTTGGCCGCTGCTGTCCTTGTCCTGAAACTGCATCGACACAGAGATCCGCATCGACTTCATCACAATGGGTTCACCGTCCAGGGTGAGCATGGCGGTTCGGCTCATCGGGTTAACTCCTGCCAGAAGGTGAGCGGGGATGGGGAGATCAGCAGGGCGCCGACCGTCATGCTATGGCTATGGTCTGGCGGGCTGCTTTGGCCCAGCTGGGCGGCAAGGCTGGCCGCATCGCCTTGTCCCTGCCAGTGCCACAGCTGGCCGCTGATGGTAGCCAGCTGGTCGAGTGCCTTCTCCAGCTCGGCCAGTTTGGCCGCGCGGCGTTCTGCCAAGGCTGCCAGCTTGGCGATCGGGGTGGTCCCGTCTTGCGCCAGACTCTCCAGCTGGGCCAGCTCGGCCCCCAGTGCCATGCGGGCAGGGCGCAGCGGATCCCAACTCAGCGGCTCGTCTGCTTTCCAGCGTGGCACCTTGGCGGCGGTGGGCTGGCTCATGGTGTCGTTGTTGGCGGTGAGGCAGCGCAGAGTGGCGCACCACTCCGGCAGCGGCAGGATGGCGCAAAGCGGCGTCAAGGCATCGGCCAGCGCGGTCTCGCTGTTGCCAGTGACCAGCCAGGCGATGGCATGCAGCTGACCAGCCGGCAGCAGGGGATCGGCCCCGTCCTGCAGCTTGGCGGCAAGGGTGGCCACCGCATTGGGGGCGGCGAGGCTGTACTGGTTGCCCTGGTGCTGGCCCACCCCATGCTGATACGGGGTCACGGTCAGGCATCGTCCGGTGACCAGCAGCCGGTCCAGTTCACCCCGTAACCCCGCCAGCGCGGCGGCGGCCTCGCTGAGCGGGTGGGGCCGGTACTGAGCCCGTCCCGCCAGCCCTTGCAGGCGGTTTACCGCGGCTGACTGGTTGCCTGAAAGCTGATCCAGCACACTCGAGCACTGCTCATTGATAGCTGTCAGCGATGGCGGATATGTCAGATGCGATAGCTGCCACATATCAGATCACCACAAAGCGCAGCGGGTCAGCCAAGGAAAATGCAGGTTCCGGCAAAGATGCGTTCAGCATCTCGGCGGTGGTCTCCCAGTAACCCAGCTCTGGCAGCGTGACAGTGATGGTCATCTGGCCACCGACCACATCGGCGACCGCAGCAATCGTGCGGCCCGTATCACGCATCGAGCACGGCATCCGAAACTTCTGGTCAGGCACCGGCAGCGGCCCGGTGATCACCAGCTCGCGGCCCTGCTTGACGGTGTACTCGTTGTGGGCGTTGTCAAAACCAACTTCATCGCCTGATACACCATCAATAACGATGGGAATCAGTCCGCTATATGTCGGTGTGGATGCCTCAGTTTTCCCGGGGCCATCAATAATAAAAAGGCTCATCACTTAACCCTCAGATAAATGGTTGGGTCATATGTTGGTGCACCAATAGTTGGCTCATCAATAAGAATTCCGACCAAGCTAGTCCCAGCGTTATATTGAATTGCAACAAACATATTCATTCCAAACTCTAGCTTTCTGACTGTTAATTGTGGGCTGGGTAATGCAACCCACGCGATTGCGTCTTTTGATTGCAAAACCTTGCCGCTGGTAGCGCTCATCACATAGAAGCCGTTTCCATATGTGATAGTTGTCCATGTAGCGGAGTACGGGAGTTCGTTTTTTGTCCACGAAACACCGTCAAGCGATGTTAATACATAGCTAACGTTGACAATCCCAATAACAAATCTGCCATCTGCGAACGTGCCAAACGTTGCTGCAAATGGCAGGGTGCGGGATGTCCATGAGGTGCCATTAATCGATGTGGCGTAGGTCGTGGAGCTATTTAGAGCAATGAACATGCCGTTGCCATAGAACACGTTGTCCCATGCAAGGTTCGACGGCATGGTTCTGGCCGTCCACGTTATCCCATCAGGAGAACTCATGGCAGAAACGCCATTAACCGTCACGGCAACGAACATTCCATTGCCATATGCCAGTCTCCACCTAGATGCTGTTGGCAATGCGCTAGCTGTCCAGTTAATACCGTCTGTTGATACGTACACAGTATTACTGCTACCAATAACCACAAATTTTCCGCCGCCATAAACAGCGGCATCCCAGCTACCCACTGATGGGAATTTCCTTTTTACCCATGTGATTCCGTCAACGCTGGTATTATAAATGTCTGTTGTTTTCTCACTTGTAACCAGAAATATCCCATTACCGAAAACCAACGATGACCAGTCAGGGTCAAAATCCGTATCTGTGAATTCAGTTGTCGCTGTCACCCAATATTTTTTTGGCGGGTGATGCAAATAACTGGGGACGCCAGGGTAAGAAGATGCCTTTGCCACAATTCCAGAGCGGATCCACTCCCTTCTGCCATCTGTCAAGTAAGGTGCGTCGCTGGGCAACATTGTTAAAACACCGATGTCAGCGCCACCAGTACCCCCCAAATCGATCATGATGCCCTCCATTTAGCATTAATTTTCTCAAAAACAAATTCCCGACCATGCTCGATTAACCTGATGCGTTGGTCAGCCCCTAGAGCTGTGCTGATCGTCCCGCTGGTTAGCTGCACGATGCAGTCCCCTACCGCCATATCCACGCTGTGATCGACAATCACGCCGAGGCGGCTACCATCCGCCCATGTTTCATCCAGGGTCACGACGGCAGGTTTCATAAATCTCAGGTGTGACGGGTATTTCCCGTTTGCTGGCAGCGAACTGTCGGCAGTGATCGCCGATGCACTGAAACCGGCGCGCAACCCATCGCTGATCGCGGTGTTGATGTAGTCGGTGAAATCAAACTGCCATGTCTCCGGCGTGATGGTCACATCCAGCGCGGCGCTGGCGCGGGCGAAGGCCAGAATGAAGTTGCGGATCAGGGTATCCCCTGGCTGGTTGGTATCCTTGGCCACCTTGACCGTATCAGGCAGATAGGAGACCGCGACCAGGGTGCCATCGCTGGCTTCCAGCCCCATCCAGTTGAAGGTAAACGGCCCCACGGTCGGTTCCAGCAGCAGGGAATAGACCACCTTGTCCGGCGAGATCGCGGCGGCCTTGGTGACCGGTCCCCGATATTTGATTTCCCCCGGTGCGGGATCCGGTTCATCCGGATTCACCGGGTCGGTGTAGTTCAACCCCGGCTTGTAGGCCAGCACCATCTTGTCGATGTGGGTGGCCACATTCAGGGCGAGATTCTGGGTGATGAGCATCATCCCCCGATTCAGGATTTCGGCCATTTAGCCTCCGTTGTTACATAGCTGGCAGAGATCGGCTGGGCCGCTCTCACGCAATGCCCCCAGACCGAACCGGCCAGTTCGACATCCGTTGATGCGGTGATGGTTTGATAGCTGGCCGAAAACTCGGCGCAGCCCAATTGCTGCTGGTCGGTGAACGCGGTCACGCCCACGTCATAGCGGCGACAGGTGCGGCGGTACCGCTTCACCAGCTCGTGGGCCAGCCGCTCCGTCAGTTGGTCGCTGTGCTCATCGAGCAACAGCAGGATGATGTCCCAATCCATACCGTCGATGCGCTCCATCTGGGCGCGCAGCGTGATATCGAACCGGCCAAAGATATCGACAAAGCCAGCGGTACCGCCCGCGTCTCTGGCGTTGATGAAGGCGAACTTCACCCGCTTGCGAAACAGGTCGAGCGGCTCGCCCTTGAAGCGCGTGATATCCCGCTCCCAGGCGAGCAGTGCCAGCAGGGACTCGGAGCAGGTCAGCGGGTCTTGTTGCGCCAGCGGCTGCACCAGCCAGCCGCGCAGGCGGCGCCACAGGGCCATGATGCCGCGGGCCAAGAAGGCGGGCTCCTGCACACCTTCCGCGATGCTCTTGCCATCTTCCCACCACGGGGCGGTGCTTTCCGGCAGCTGTGGCGCGGCGCTCAGATGGTCGATGCCGGTGGTTTTATTCATGGAGCGTCACCTCCAGCCCCGAGAGGCGCGGGATGGCGAGCCCCGAGAGGATATCCAGCTCGGTGAAGTGCAGGCTCCTGATCTCGGGGAATGCCTGATGCAGCTCGCGGCCCAGCTGGCTTAAGGAGAAACGGGACTGCGGCCATGTGCGGGTCACGGTCGGATAGTCAGCCGACAGCCGGAACGCCGCATTGACCAGCTGCCTGACCCCTGCGACCAGGGCGGCCCGCTGGGGCTCGCCAAGGTTATCGATGGGCCACAGCTCCAGATGCAAGCTGTGCTCGGTTTCCGGTATCGCCATCACCTGCAGATCATCGCCGTGGCCGTGGTTGCCCTGGTTGGTCACGTAGTCGTTAAGCTTGCTGATGAGGCTGGCCGGTGTGGTCCCTACTTCCAGCAGGATGTAGGCATTGGCGGTACCTGGCCCGCGCGGGGCATCGTGCTCGAAGAAGATATGATCGGCGCGAATACCCGCGACGCTGGCCAGCATCGAGCGATAGACGGCATCGATATGATAGCGCCCCACAGCCGAGAACTGGTTCTTGATGCGCAGGCCCAGCGCATCGTTGCTCTCGGCATCGGCGCCCGGGGTGATGATCCACTCCTTGTCATCGTTGCGAGCCGAGAGGATGCCGGTCACCGGTTCACTGAGCAGGTGGTAATAGCCCGGGGCCAGATTCCAGGCCGCGCCCGCGAACTCGGCCTCGCACACCACGCGGGCCACCGCTTCACCGGCTGGGCTGACCATGGCCTGTACCGGCTTCACCCGGTAGATGGTGCCGTTGATGCGCTCGGTGCTGACCCAGATATCGGCCGGGATGGCGGTGGCTTCGCTCGGATTGGCCTTGACGAAGTTGATTACCCCTCGGGTCTTCTGGTCGCCTTTGCGGGTGAGATCCACATCCCACGCCTTGAGGTCGAGATAGGTATCGGTGGCGGTGGCGGCAAAGGTGTTGGGCAGCACATGACCAGCCAGCAGGGTGCGGACAAGCCAGAGCGCCGGGGTGATGACCACCCCGCGCACCAGTCGCCAGAAGGGGCTCACATCGCTGTCGTTGGTGATAAGGGAGCCGGCGGCCTCGACCTCTTTTTTAAGCTCGGCCTCCATGGCCTGTTCGGTGGTCGGGATGCCGGTCTCTGCCAGCAGGGCCATAAAATCCACGTTGGGGCGCAGGTTCACAGGGTTACCTCCAGATCGCCAAATTCATAGGTGCGGGCGGTGACAAGCACCCGCTCGATATCCTCCTCGCTGATCACGATGGTGCCCGGGATCAGCCGCTCGTCGTTCTCGACCAGCAGCTCTATCTCGGTCATCACATCGGCGCGCAGGGTCGGGCTGCGCTCACCGATCAGCTTGCGGGCCAGCCCCGACTCCATGATCCGGTGTTTGATGTCCTGGCCGATGCTGTGGCGGTCCTGGGTGTAACGGGGTTGGCCACCGGCATCGAGCTGCCAGGCGCCGTTCACCACCAAAATGTCGATGTACTTGGCTTCGCTCATCACGGGGTCTCCAGCCATGCGTTTTCGGCCAGCTGCTCAGGGGTGATCGGGTTCTGGTTGTGCATATGCACTTCCCCGATGTGCAGAGATTTGTTCGGCTTCTGGTTGGCGGTGGTCGCGGCCGCATTGGCCTGGATCAACTGCTTGCCCAGCCCACCTGATGGCACTGAACTTTGCTCTTGCTGGCGATAGCGGGCGAGGGGTGCATTGATGACCTCTTGTTGCCGCTCAGGCGCCTGGATGTTCATGGCCCCCGGCATGACCGGCACATTGAGCGGAGAGACGGCAGGCATGGCCAGTTCAGGCATGGAGCCAAACTCGATATTGACGCCCGGGATCATGTTGAGCTTGTCGATCAACCAGTCCACCGCTTTGCCGATCAGCTGAAAAGGACTCAAGTCAGCGAGTAGCTGCATGAAGCTGGCCCATCCTGCGGCAGCCCCATCTACCATTGCAGTCATGGCCTCGAACACTCCCCAGTCAGCCAGTGTTTGCTTGAGGTCATCCCAGTAGTAGATGACCGCTGCCACCGCACCGATCAGCAGCACGATGCCAGCCACGATCAGGCCGATGGGATTGGCGTACATGGCGATGTTTACCGCCAGCATGATGGCGCGGAACGATACAAGGCCCGCTTTCAGCAGGTTGAGCGGGGCAATGATGATTGACCAGGCGATACCCAGCCCCAGCGTGGCCAGCTTGGCGATACCGGCAACCAGCATCCAAGTGCCGGTAATCATGCTCAAACCCACGATGGCCAGCGCGGCATAGCTGATGACCTTGGTCAAGTTCGGGAAGAGGTGCGTCCAGCGCAGCACGTCGTTGGCACCATCAGCAAAGGCGCCCACCACTGCATTGATGGCGGGCAGCACCACCCCGAACGCAGCGGCGCGGATGGCGAACCACGCCTGTTCGACCCGCTGCCACTGGTCGGTCATGGCGGCGGCCATCTGCTCGGCCTTGCCCATGCCGTGGGTGTTGGCCAGCGCGTTGATGTTGGTGGCCAGCCCCTTGGTGTTGGTCATCAACAGCTTGATCATGCTGACCGCCTCATCAGAGCCGAATGCCTTCTTGAGCTCGTCCCCCTCTGCCACACTCATGGTTTCGCCATAGCGAGCCTTGAGTTTCTCCAGCACGGTGAGTACCGGCAGCATGTTGCCCGCCGAGTCAGTGAACTGCATGCCTAGTGTTTTCTGGGCGTTCCCCACACCAGCCAGAAATGCCTTGAACTTGGTGCCAGCTTCGCCGCCTCCCATGGTTGATTGCAGCATGCCGAGCACGGCGAACTGTTCATCCATTGAGACATTAGCGGCTGTAGCGTTTGCCCCGATCGCCCCGAACGCATCGGCCATGCCCTGGCCGGTGGTCTTGAACATCTGTACCGCAGTGGCGGTCTTGCCTGCCAAGTTTTCCACCCAGGTAGCCTTGCCCATCATCTTGGCCTGCTGCTCAAAGATGCCGTACATGGTGCCCATGTAGTTGGTGATGGTGGCGGTGTCGGCCTTGGTTGCCTTGGCCAGGGTGGTGGAGGCACGGGTGAAGGCTGGCAACTCGTTGCCCTCAAGCCCCGCGATCGCGGATTGGATATCGTAGGAGGAACGGACAATCTCGGTGGCCGATTCGCCGTACTTCACCGATAGGGCCAGCGCTTCGCGCCCTAGCGCCCCGAGTACATCTTTTTTCACATCGAGCGAGGCCACTTCACCCAGCGCCCGATCCATTTCGATGGCTGGGCCCAGAGCAGACTGGATTGCCATGCCACCGGCGGCCACAGTGGTGGCCCCCATTGCCATGCTGCTCCAGCCCTGACGGCCTGCCTTGCTGACCTTGTCCATCTGGGCATTGATGCCAGCAAGGGGCTTGGTGACTTGATCCACCAAAGCCACCTGCATCATCAATTTTTCCATCCAGGCCATAGGTCGTTATCCGTTGAATGCTTTGGCGATGCCCTCGGCCACGGCGGCGGCGTTGGACTCTCTTACGTGCTTGTCTAACCAGATGGCGCGGGCCAGGCTGTCGATATCGTCATCGTCATGGGGCAGGAAGTGGCGCCGCAGCGCCAGCACCTGCTCCAGTTGGTTGCGCTCGATGGCCTCGGCGCGCGCCGTCAGTTTTTTACGGTGATTTCCAGATCGGGGGCGAACTGCTGGTTAATGGCGGCTGCCAGTTGCAATGCCGCGCCCGGGCGTTTGAGCAGCTCATCGAGCGCCTCTTTGCTCTCCTGACAGACGATCTTTTTCAGGTAGTTGTGGGCCGGTGCTACCTTGTCGCTTGGCATCATGTCGTTGATAAAGCCGTTGTAGGCCACCATGGTGGGGGAGAATTTCAGCTCTTTGCCGGCAACGTCCAGGGTGATGATGGGTGTGGTCATGGGGTGGTTTCCTCTTGTTCAATCCAGTGGTTCAGGGTGTTGATTTGGGTTTGGCAGCGGCGCATTGCCGTCTGCATGGTGGGGATAAACCGCACGGCATCGCCGTAGGTCGCCCCCGTGAACTCAGGTTCCGGGCAGTGAGGTACCAGCCCCGGCGGCGGCAGGCGCTTGATGACCTGCGTTTTCACCACGGTTGTGGGCTGGCTGGAGCAGGCGCAGAGCGCCAACAGGCAGAGGCTCACTAGCGCAGTTCGGGCGGCCTTCCGGTGGCGTGGCCAAGGCTTGTTCCAGTTCATATGCTGTCTTCCTGTTCTGTTGGTCGAGATCTGCCAAGGCGGCGTTCTGGGTACCCAGCAACGTGCGCATCCCTTCGGCATCGCGCTGTAGTGTCACCAGCTGGCTGGCCTGCTGCTCGTTGGTCTGCTGCAGGGTGCTGATGGTCTCGTTGGCGGTGGCGAGCGCCTTGCCACGGCTCTCCAGCATCCGGCTGCCAAGAAACAGGGCGGCACCCATCAGCAGCACCAGTGCCAGCAGCACATTGGAAAACAGCTCCTTGAATGTGCTCATGCTTCACCCATCGACAGCTGGGCCGGAGTGCCAACAGGCAGATCACCCACTGGCAGCTGCTCATTGAGCGGCCAGCGATAACTTGGCTTTCTGCTGAGCGGAAACTCTCTCACGTTCACGGCATCGTCTTGGTTGCCACCCAGCACCAGCAAGTTGCCAGAGGGTGACTGTCCGACCACGAAGCCCACATGGCCGCCGCCGCCGTCACGGCTGAACACGACCACACAGCCGAGCACCGGGCGTTCCAGTTTTTCGCCCCAACCCAGATAGCTTTTGGCGCTCTCGAAGCGGGTAGACTGGATGCCAACCCGTTCCAGGCAAGCGCCCACGAAGGCGGCGCACCACGGGGTTTCATCGTCTCGGATGCCGCCCCGTTTGATGGCTTTCCACATGTCCAGAATTTCCTGAGCATGCTTCGACCCTTTGATTTCCTTCAGGCCCAAGAACTTGCGAGCCTCGTTAATCCAGCGCAGAGCCATCAGCCCTCCTCCTTCTTGTTGAACACCAACTTGGCCCGCTCGCGGATGATGTCTACCCCGAGCAGCCCCACCACACCGCCGATAAATGGGGCCGCCTCATAGGTGACGCCGAGCAGGGTGGTACCGGATGCGGCGGCCAAGGTGATCAGGCCGCACATGGTTGATTCGATCAGGCGGCGGCGCCCGCTGCCGCCGTCATAGGTGATGCGCATAAATGAAATGCTCAACGCCAGCAGAGCCCCGGAAACGGCGGGCCAGTTATCCATCAACCAGGCCAGCAGGGCGGCCCAGAGGGTGGGGTCTTTGTTTGGCATAGGGTTCATATCCCGTTCTCGTTATTGCCCGCGCCGTTCTGCGCGGCTCTTGCAACTGACACACAGGCGCACACCCGGCACATGCAGGCGGCGCGCTTCCGGGATCGGATCACCGCACTCCTCGCAGTGGTACAGGCTCTCGCCCTGGTGGTGGCTGCGGCCTAGCTGGTTATCCAGCTGGGCCGCCAGCATCCGCTCGGCGTGTTGGGTGGCACGGTCGATCAGATCCATCCGTTAGCCCTTCATGTGGCGGGTGTCGTCTTCGGAGAGGTACGGCACGCCATTGATGTGAACGAAGTCGGGGGAGGTGACGAAACCCTTGATCTTGTGCACCCCCTTGCTGCCCCCCTTGGGGTCAACATCCAGCAGGTCAGAGATCTGTAGCTTCACGCCGAAGGCCTCTACCTTCATGGTTTCGTCACCGGTGTCGGCGTAGAACAGCACATCGTCAGGCTTCATCCCGCGCCAGCTACCGGCCCGCTTGGCCGCATCGCACAGCAGGGTGAAGTTCTTGGCATCGAGCTCGAACTCCAGCTCTGCGGCCACATCCCCATCGACATAGCCGTCAGGAATGCCACGGGTTTGCGCCACTGCGCTGTTGTCGGTGATGGAGAGGCTGGCCTTCTCGACGTGCACCATGGCGCCCATCAGTTCGGTATCGAAGCTCTGGCCTGAAATACGTCTGGTCATGGGTTAGCCCTCCCCGTTGTTGAGGCTCAAATCGAGCATGATGTTGACGGTGATCCCCTTGGGGCAGTCCACGGTGCGCACCACCACGTAGATGGAGACCAAGTTCTTGGCCGTCCACTTGATGGTGATATCGCCATCCTTGGGTGAGGCGATATCGCCCGGGAACAGCTGGCCGTTGATGGTGACGGCCTTGGCCATCTCGCGCAGGTCTTTGCCGAAGTACATGATGGCGGCGGCGGTGCTGCCCGGGGTGGAGTTGAAGGAGCGATCGGCGACGCGGGCAATGGCGCGCAGGCGCATCCGGCGGGCAACCTTGTAGACCACCCGCAGGTTTTCGATCACCTGATAGTCGCCGCCCTCGGCGTCCAGGGTGCGGCCATCGGCCCAATAGATGCCGTCATAGTCCGGGTACCACATCGGTACCGAGAAGCGGTTCTGTTCCAGGGTTTGCAGGGTGGCCAGCGGCAGCTCGGTACCGTCTTTATCCTTCGGCTTGTTGCCAAGGCCCACCATGGCGCCGGTTTTCACCCGGGCGGGGCTGTCGGCGATGCTCACCGCACGGTTGCACAGGCGACCGGCATAAGCGCCAGCGAGGTTCGGCCACAGCTGCGGCAGCAGAGTGACGGATTCCGCCTTGATGCCATCTTGCAGCGCGGCCAGCTTGGCCTCGTATTCGCTCCAGTCCTGGCCGCCTTCGAGGGTAGTGACGATGCCCGCCACGACCAGCAGCATGAACTGCCAGCGCCCCATCTTGGCGATCAGCTCCTGGTTGAGGGCGTGGGCGGCGTTGATTTTCGCCTCGTCCCACTCCTGACCAAGAACCACACAGCCTTCAAAGGATTGGGTTTTCTGGGCCTCACGAACGGCATCTTTCCAGTCCATGTCGGTTGGCAGCACAAAGGCGGCAGCCGTCCAGTTCTGACCGGCGTTGACCATGGCGGCTTGCAGGTTGGTTTTCAGCTCGCTGTCGGCCTCGCCCAGCAGCTTGTCGAAGTCGCTCTGGGTGTTGAGCGAAAGCAGCTTGCCGGTGTTGGTCGGCGCGGTGCCGATGAACAGCAGGTGGCGCTCGACTTCCGTCACGGGCCCCTGCATCTGGTTCAAGTTGTTGATCTGTACATAAGGCCACATGGCGTTATTTCCTCTTCATCTCTTGCTTGTTGACGTCCCAGCCGTAGTTGATGCTTTGCAGGGCACGGGCAAAGGCTTGCTCTCGTTGCTTGGTATTGGCGCCGAGGAACGGGCGGGCTGGCAGCTCAATCTCCCAGCTCTCTTTCACCGGCTCATCCTTGAGCTTCCTGATGAGCAATCCCGCCTGGGCGTAGTTGAGATTGCCGGTGATCCAGCCAAGCGACGCCGAGCGGTATGAGCTCTTGCGCGCCCCCGGACGCTTGAAACCCAGTTCCCGCAGCTTGCGGGCCTGCGCCTTGGTCGCAGGTTTTTGCTTACCGCCTTCACTGGTGGCAATGCGGCGCCGGCTGGCCGCGGTCACCTGATAGGTGTGTCCCTTCTGGTGGGTGTTGGCGATGACCCCGGCGTGGGCGTTCATCGTCCCTCGCTTGAACCCGAGCTCGGCCACATCCTGACTTGGCTCATGGATCACCAGCAGCCGTGGCAGGCCTCGCAGCATCTTGCGCTTGCCCCGTTTACGGGGGGCCCATGCATTGCCGTTGGGGTCTTGCTGCTGGCTCACGTTGCGGGCGGCCAGCTTCTTCATCTCGTTGGCTGCTCGCCACACCAGCCGCTGGCGCTTCTTTGGCGGCAGGGCCAGCAGGTTGAGCTGGTCTTTGCTGCGCTGGGTGTCGAGAGTGATGGTGATCATGACTGGTCACCGATCTGGTGATGGCCGGTGTCACCGACGTTCATATCGATGTGGTCTGCCACCCAGATTTCATACGGGGCCACGTTCCAGCGTTTGCCCATCCAGTTGATGGGGCCCTTGTGGTGTTCGATCAGGCGCAGCGGCTCGGTAAAGGCGAGCTGGATCTCGAGATCTGCGGTCTTCTCATCGTTCGGGGTGACGGCGTACTCGGGATCGGCCAGATCGAACTGCTCGCGAAACTCGTCATGCTCCTGCACCCAGGCGGCCACAGAGGCCAGCACGATGGCCGGATCCAGCTCGCGAAACGGCAGTTGCTCGACGGTGAACACCGCCTGATAGGTGAGCCATGCCACATCCACCCCGGTGGGGCCCATGTTCTTTGGCTCCAGCCTGATGGTGCCGTTCTCCATCCAGCTATCCAGATGCTTGTGGCACTTGGCTGGCAGCACCCGCTGGATCTCGGCGTGGAGAGCGTGGAGGAAATAGCCCTGGGCCTGCTGTTCGTTCATGCCTTCACTCATATCAACGACACCCCCGCTCGGCGCTTGCCCTTGATGCTGCGCACCAACTGCTGACTCTCGGCCAGCAGTTGGGCGCGTTGGTCTGGAGATCGCTCTACCTGGTTGTTGGCGGCGGCTCGCTCTGTGACGCTGGCGAACTCCGGCAAGAGGGCCGCCTTGGCACGGGCAAACACGGCGGCCAGATACTGCTCGGTCAGGGCATTGGTGCCGCCCTCAAGGCTTGGCCCCGGCACCTCGTCGGCGCTAACGTAGCCCTCGGCCATCAGCGCGGCCTGACGCATCGCCAGTTGCAGGTTGATTTCAGAGACGGCAGCCAGCAGGGCTGCGCCTGTGGTCTGTTGGTCGAGGTCGGCAGGCAGGGCGCGGCGGCGCTCGAAGTCGGCCACGGCCACATCAGGCCAAAACCCGTCATTGCGGATAGTGGCTGCGCTGTAGTCGATATCCTTGCCTGCAAACATGTCTGGACCCCTGTTGATGCTTGCCAATGTGAACACCACTTCCCCGATCACTCAGGTCGCCGATGACGCGGCGAGAAAAGGTGCACCCCTGAAGCCACGGATCACAGGATTCGGCGCAGGCCTTGCGGCTTGCCTATCCTCCCCGCCGGGGTGCGGTGGCGCGGAGAGTCGTATTGCTCCGGCTTTTTATTCCGGATTCAGCGCCCGCAGGCGCATGGCAATTTTGAGCAGCAGGGTGTTTACCCCCGCTTTGCGGTGCAGCTTCTCGGCCTGGAGCAGCCAGTGGGCGGCCTGTTCCAGGGTGGCGCTGTCACCCACTGCACTCGGTCGTGGCTGGCCGTCCTGGTCGCGCAGCAGCAGGCAGCCCGCAGCCTTGAACCACTTGGCAGTCAGCTTTTCGTTGAGGCGCCACTCGTTGCGCACCTTGTCGAATACCCTGGAGAACCAGGGCTCGACGGCATGGCCTTCGGCTGCGTTCTTCTCGGCCCACTCCAGCACGGTGTCGGCCACGAAGGTGGCCCAGTCGCGCTTGAAGTTGTTCGGGGTGCGCTGTCCCTGCTTGATGGCGAGCTCTGCCCAGGCGATGCCGGTGTCGAAGTCGCCCACATCAAAGGCCCAGATCACCAGCCTTTGAAACAGCTCGTTCTGGTAGGACTGGCCGGACTCGGCCACGCTGGCCAGATACCGCTCCACATAGGGGCGGTATTTGGGCATCAGCTCGTCGCGTTTCATGTTCACCCGATCCCCAATGCGGGCCAGCTTGCGCAGGCGAACGATGTCCTGTTCCAGGGCAATCATTTGCAGGTGCAGGCTGTCAGCCACCGCACCGGTGGCCACGCCAGTGCAGGCGGCCTGCTCGGCCCCCTGCATGGCATGCACTCGCTGCTTGTGACGTTGACCGGGTGAGCTCATGGTTTACGCACCCGCTTCTGCGGGAGCGGCAGGAGCAGCACCGATTTCGATGTCTGCCTCTTCAAAGCCGCCATAGGCCAGGTGCTCGCCTAGGGCATAGCCTTCCATCCGCCAGTACTGGTTATCGAAGCACTTCTTGTCCTGGTTATCTTCTGCCTTGCGGTTGCGGGTGCCGCGCTGGGTGTAGCAGTGCAGGTTATCCAGGGTGGTTACTACCATCCGCTTGCCCGGGAAGAACGGGGGGATGTAAGCCTTGCGACCGGCAATCGACTCGGCCAGCTTCTGGGCTGCGATCTGCTCGCTCGGCTTGGTCGCTTCGCTGTAGAGCTTGGCCTGAGCTGCCGCCACCAGATCGGTACCGACCAGCACCACCAGACGGGGGTCTTGGCGGAACAGCGGATCGATGGTGGTGTTGATCAGGTCGGAGGCCATCTCGTCCAGGGTCTTGTAATCGCCCTTGCCGTCCGGGTCGAAGTAGATCTTCTTACCCGCTTCGGCCTTGATGATCTGGCTGCCACCGTTCCACTCGCGGGCGATCTGGTGCCAACCCTTGTTGACGTCTTCACCCAGCGGATGGGCCGCAGGGTCGGTGGTCTCTTCTGCAGATACGCCGTTCCAGCCGACCCGCAGAATATCGAGGGCGAATGCAGTGTTGATGAACTCACCGACCAACTTGATGAACTCACCCTCGCTGCCAGCGTTGGCCCAGACGCACAGGGTCGCCCAGTCCAGTGATGCGCAGGAGTCTGTCTCGGTCAGCTCGTAGGTGTTGCCAGCCATGCCGATCTTGCCGTTGAAGCGGCCATCTTTCTTGCGGCCAGTAAACAGCTTGCCGATGCCGACTTGCACCACCTGTCCCTTGATCTGATCCACATCCATGCAAGTGATGAGGCTCAGGAACTCGACAGAGGCGAGCAGGCCAGCACGCAGGCCAGTTTCCACCGGGCCGGAGATGACGCTGAACTGTTTGTCCAGCGCGTTGACTGGGATGCCATAGGTCTTGGCCAAGGCAGCACTGTATTTTTCGAGGCGCTGACGTGCCTGGACGGTTAGGGTCTGACTCACGGTCGCTCCTTAATATGCGGTGGGGGTATCGTCACCGCCGAGCGCATCAGGTCGTTGACCCGGCACTTCAACGGAGAACTTGTCGATCTGGCCTTTCAGCTCGCTGACGGTGGCGGCCAGACCAGTGATGGTCTCGTTCAGCTTGCTGAACTGGTCATCAGTGACTTTGTTTTTGTCGCCTTCGTCTTTCGGTTCAGTCACCGGATCGGTCTTTACTTCCGGTTTGGCATCCAGCTTCGCGCTGAAGCTTGCGAACTGGGCACCAAGACTGGTCAGAGTCCCGTTCAGCAGTTCGAACTGTTCTTTGGTCATTTCCTCATCCTCTGGATGGCTGGGGGTTGGTTTTGATTCAGGTTCACCATGGCTGGCCATCAAACTGAAGAGCTTGCTCATAAAGCCATCCGGCTTTTCGTGCTTGGGCAGCTTGAGCATGGAGAGATCCAGCGGTTCGCTGGTGCCGATGACTTGGCCCTTGCTGCTCTTGCTGAACTTGAGTTGGGTGGTGCCGGTGCTGGCAGGCTGGTCGGTGACGCCCAGACCAATCAGATAGGTGCGGCCCAGATCGGCGAATTGCTCGAACGGCTCGATGGAGCAGAACTGGTACTGGCCGTTTTGGTTCCAGTAGACAAGATCCCGATTAGGGCAGAGAACGGCGAACAGCTTGAGCTTGCCGTCTACCTCTTCGGTCTTGAGTGCTTGCACGGTGCCATAGCTGGACCAGCGATCATGCTCTGGCCAGATGACGGCGGTGTAATAGGTCGGGTCGTAGGTCTCGGCCATGTCGACCAGCCATTCGCGGGTTATGTCTCGGCCGTCCACCGCTTTGCCTTCGGTGGCGATACAGACAAAGCCAGTTCTCAAGGTTGATTCGTTCATGCCTGATCTCGATTGATACTTGTTGAGACGTCCTGAAACTTCTTGAGACGTCCTGATGCGAGCTCAGGCTATCGGGTCGGCAAGGGGTATTCATCCGGTTGTGTTCGTGGCGATTCGGATCCATGGGGATATCCGAATTGCTTGGAACATCAGGGCGATAAGTGGGGGCGGGGGGCTGGCTATGATGGCGCCATCATTCACAAGATGGAGGCGCCGTGGCGTATCCCGAAGAGATCCGCAATGCTGCGCGGGGGCTTTATCTTAAGCGCTGGACACCCCAGGAGATCAAGGACGAACTTGGCCTTAACTCCTGCCGCGTGGTCTACTTCTGGGCCGAGAAGTACGGCTGGCGTGACCTGCTGACCGAAGAGGCGGTGGAGGATGCCATTGCCCGCCGCCTGCACTCTCTGCTGGGCCGAGAGAAGAAAACCCTCGAAGAACTCGACGAAATCGACCGACTTGTCGGACACCATGTCAGCCTGAAAGAGAAGGCACTCAAATGGGCCGAGCGCCAGCAGGTGCTGACCGCCCGCCGTGAATCCGGTGACGAGCCTTCCCCCGACCGTTCCCCGCGCAGTAGGGGCGGGCAGGATGGCGGTGGCCGCAAAGGGAAGGGCGGCAAGAAGGCCAAGAACGAGATCGGCCACCTCACCGAGGCAGACTTTTCCGAGTGGCTTGGTACCCTGTTCGGCTATCAGCTGCGTTGCCGCGAGGCCAAGAACGACCCGGCACTGCCGCGCACCCGTAACATCCTGAAATCCCGTCAGGTCGGCATGACTTACTACTTCGCCGGTGAGGCGCTGGAAGATGCGGTACTGACCGGCGGCAACCAGATATTCCTGTCAGCCACCCGCGCCCAGGCAGAGGTGTTCCGCTCCTACATCTGCAAGATTGCCCAGACCTTCCTCGGCGTAACCCTGACCGGTAACCCCATTGTGCTGTCGAACGGGGCCGAGCTGCACTTCTGCTCGACCAACTCCAACAGTGCGCAGTCCCGTTCCGGCAACGTCTACATCGACGAGTATTTCTGGATCCCCAACTTCGAGAAGCTCTCGGATGTGGCCAGCGCCATGGCGACCCAGAGCCGCTGGCGCAAGACCTACTTTTCCACGCCATCTAGCAAGGTGCACGAAGCGTACCGGTTCTGGACGGGAGATCGCTGGAAGGGCCAGCGCCCGAGCCGGGTGGCCATCGATTTCCCTGGTGAAGATGATCTGCGCGACGGCGGCCGCATCTGCCCCGATCGGCAGTGGCGTTACGTCATCACCATCGAGGATGCCATTCGCCTTGGCTGCAACCTCATCGACATCGAGGAGCTGAAAGACGAATACCCCGAAGAGGTGTTCGATCGCCTCTACATGTGCCGGTTTATCGATGATGCCCTGTCGGTGTTCAAGTTCCAGGATATGGAGCGGGCAGGGGTGGACCCGAGCCGGTGGGAGGACTACAAGCCCGGGCGGCCTGACCCGTTCGGGCGGCGTGAGGTGTGGATGGGCTACGACCCAAGCCGCACCCGCGACAACGCCACCCTGGTGGTGGTTGCCCCGCCCATGGTCGCTGGTGAGCGGTTCCGTGTGCTGGAGAAGCACTACTGGCGCGGGCTCAACTTCCAGTTTCAGGCGCAGGAGATCGAGCGCATCGCCAAGAAGTTCAGGGTCACCTATCTCGGGGTTGATGTCTCCGGCATTGGTTCAGGGGTGTTTGACCTGTTGAAGCCCATCTTCAAAGGGGTGTGCCACCCCATCAACTACAGCATCGAGAGCAAATCGCGGCTGGTACTCAAGATGATCGATGTGGTGGAGGCGAACCGCATCGAGTGGGATGGCTCGGATCGGGATATCCCGCTGGCGTTCCTCGCCATCAAGCGCAGCACCACCGGCGGCGGCCAGATGACGTTCCGCGCCGCTCGAGACAACGTGACCGGACACGCTGACGTGTTTTTTGCCATCGCCCACGCCGTGGCCAACGAGCCGCTTGATACCAACCGCAAACGTAAATCCACCTGGGTAACCAGCCAGCAGAAGAAGGCAGCATGACCAAACGACAGCAAAAACAGGCCCAGCAGGTGGCCACCTCATCCCCTCGGCCATCTGTGATGTTCAGCACGGCGGAGGCCATCGACCCCATGGCCTGGATGACCGATTACACCGGGGTATTCTTCAACCCCTATGGGGAATATTACCAGCCTCCGATCGACCGCAAGGGGCTGGCTAAGGTGGCGCGGGCCAACGCTCACCACGGGGCGATCCTGATGGCGCGCCGCAATATGGTGGCGGGTCGCTTCACCACACAGCGCAATGTCATCACCGCCTATGTGCACAACTACGTGCAATTCGGTGACGGTGGCCTGCTCAAGCTGCGCAACGGCTTTGGCCAGGTGGTGGGGCTGCACCCGCTTTCCAGCGTCTATCTGCGCCGCCGGGCTGATGGGTGCTTTGTCTATCTGCAGCAGGGCAAGCCTAATCTGGTTTATCGTCCGGAGGATGTGATTTGGTTGGCCCAGTACGACCCCGAGCAGCAGGTCTATGGCATGCCAGACTATCTGGGCGGCTTGCAGTCGGCCCTGCTAAACCAGGATGCCACCCTGTTCCGCCGCAAATACTTCCTCAATGGCGCCCACATGGGGTTCATCTTCTACACCACTGACCCGAACATGGACGATGAAACCGAGGAGGAGATGAAGCAGATGATCGCCAACTCCAAGGGGGTTGGTAACTTCCGCTCGATGTTCGTGAACATCCCTGAAGGCAAGCCGGACGGCATTAAGCTGATCCCGGTTGGGGATATCGCGACCAAAGACGAGTTCGCAGCCATCAAGGGGATCACCGCCCAGGATGTGCTGACGGCGCACCGGTACCCGCCCGCGCTGGCCGGTATCATTCCGACCAATGGCGGCGGCGGCTTGGGTGACCCAGATAAGTATGACGCTACCTATGCCCGCAACGAGGTGCTTCCTCTGTGCGAACTGATCAAGGACTCCATCAACAGTGCTGGGCTGCCCCGCGCGTTGTGGGTCGATTTTCGGGAAACTATCGGGTCAGCTGTATAAAAAACCAGTCATTTTGGGGTAAGATGCAATCTATTGATTGAATGTTTGATTTATCGGGAGGGGTGATGCGGGTTTATTGCAAAGTGTGTGGCCAACGGGGCCGCATTACCAAAACCAACAAGCTGAGCGATGACGTCTCTGATCTGTATTGCCAGTGCACTGATGCAGAGTGCGGCCACTCCTGGGTGGCTTGTCTGTCGTTCACCCATACACTGAGCCCGTCAGCCAAGACGGCGAACCAGCTGGTGCTGAGCTTGATGGGGTCGCTGACGCCAGAGGGGCGGCAGATGGTACTGAAAGGACTGGGGGCGCAATAGCGCCCTCATTCGTTTACTATTCTGTCCCAACCCAGCAGCTTGCCAGCGGAAAACAGCATGCAGTATTCAACATCAAAACCATCCTCTTTGGTCTCGATGTATATGTTTCCAGAGAAAACACAACTAATTGGCTCATCGCTAAGCGCACTTTGTTCATATAAACGGTCATCAACAACTATGAAGTTCTTGTTTCCCTTCGCAAACCCAAGGCACTTGCAAGCCAATCCATGTAGTGGAAACAGATAGCCACGGGTTTTTCCAGTGACGGTGATCGTGTCATATATCGGCATTCCCACCCCCGACCATCTTCATCGACTCCCTGTCGAGATCATCTAAACCAATGTTTGCTAAGACAGTAATAACACTACACATTTCTTCTCTATCCTTAATCGGAAGGTCAGGGGTGACCTTGGCGACAGCCTTGATCGAACTCAGAATCTCATATTGCTTAACAGCCTGCACATTCCTCTCCTTACCTACAACTGGTTAGACCTGCTCATTTTATCTGTGACTGCATTGCATTTCTCGACAGTCGCCAGCTAGATTTTTCATATATCGTTAGTCTTACCTGTCAGATCTGACAGTAACCGCTACCCCGAGCACGGGCACCTAACGGAGGCGCCCTATGACTAGAAAGAAAAATGCCGCTCGGGCCTATGTGATTCGAGCAAAAGGCACGACGAGATCCATTTTGAAACGCCATGGTCTGACGAACACGGCGACAGGCAAGATCATCGATGTGGCCCCTGCGACAGTTGGTCGCTGGCTTGATGGTCGGCACCGTGCTTTTTTCGATTTGGAGCACGCCGTAGCCATCTGCATCTATCTCGGGATTCCGGTGTCTCACATGCTTCCCCCCAGTGATTGGGTTGCAGGAATCCCCCACAGCCAGCCGAGGGATCAACTGATGGCTCTGAGCGAGGACGAGATCGAATGGCTGCTGGCCGTTCGCTCTGGTGCGATGGCCTGTTATCGGTGATGTCATCGGTGCTCCTGGTTGTGGTTGTTGTTTCCATCATAAGGCACTGGTTAAGGCTCCCCAAGGGGGGCTCACGTGTAGCCGAAATCAGGTAATAACATTCCCTCCAGCAGGGCTGGATTTTGTTTTTTTAGCGTTGTTGCGGCGCATAGTAAATTGCAGCTAAAGAGGTTTGCAACATCATTTTATAATTATTTTTCAGTGCATCACTTTCGTTTGTTTATAGTTTCAAATCCTTGGCAATCAAAAGTCGTGGTGCGACATCATCATCACGCCATCGTTGTGACGATGTCCTTGCTTGACACTCGAACTTCCCCTGAATCCCGCGTGGATACTGGTGTTAGGATGTTCAGTATATCTTTTCTCATAAAGTTGTTAGGATGTTTGTGATGATTTCAACTCGTTTGAAAATTAACGGCTTAACGCCACTCATAAAAGAGCGTATCAATATCAAATTAATGCCCCTTTAATATTAAAAGGCCTACTTTCATTTGCCTGTATATGCTTTATATATAAAAAGTATATACATTATATATCCGTTTCTTTTCTCTTAATGTCTTACCAAGACAATAAAAAAGCCCCTTAGCAGGGGCTTCTTGTTTGGTTCTGTTGCGACTATCTGGCTCGGTACTTGGCCAGAGCCTTGGTGAACACCTCCAGCTCATGGCCTTTGAATGGGCTGCTGTCCAGTTCGGCGGTGGCCAGATGGCCGTTGCGTTCCTTCCACACCGCATATGCTGCGGCTTTGTCTACCTCTATCAGCGCCTTCTCTGCCGGTGGCAGGTTGCACAGGTTAAAACTCATCGTTTCCCCCTTGGTTGTACTGACATGGTAATTAATGAAATGTGTCCGCTCACGCTTTCGTGACTGGACACATTGCGTGTTTTCTCACTTCACAGCGCCAGCGTCTTGTCGCCCTGGGTGTGCCAGCATTCTGCTTGGCCCTTGAAGGTTCCGCCGCATCCCTCCGGCAAGGTGCAATCACAGTTGGGGCAAACCAGCTTTTTCAGCTCTGCTTCCTGCGCTTGCCACTTCTCCCAGTCGCGTCGGATCAGGGTGCTGATGTACTCGTCGGCAGAGTATGGTTCATCAGCGCCAGCCCTGGCCGCGCGCAGGGTATCCAGTTGCTCACGCTCGCGGATGGAGAGCCGAACCTCCACCCGCTTGATGCCGAGCACCTTGTCGCGCTTACGCTGGGCCTCTTTGCGGGCCTTGGCATCCTTTGGCGCTTTCATCAGCTGCGCTCCTCATACTTGTTCCGCATCCGCTTGGCGATCTGCTCAAGCTTCTCGGCCATATACCACATGTCGTTATTGTCTTTGCGCGATACCACCTTGCAGCGCTGGACGTTCCGGCCGATCAGCACCTTGGCGGCCAGCAGTACCAGCCATGCCTCGAAATGGCGGCTAACCCAGTCCTTCAGTTTGTGGAACATGCTCCCTCCCTTACCACCATGGCATCCTCCTTTGCCCATGCCCGCCAACTAGAGATGGCTGTCTCCTGCGCAGGGTCGAGGTGAGACTGACCGGGGTGTTCGTATATCACATGGGTCACCGTTCCTCGGTCGTTTCGCTTGATAGCTGTCACTTCTCTGGTGGTACCGAAGCGGGTGATCACATCACCCGGCACCGGATTTTTGCGTGGGTCCCTCATGCCTTCTGCTCCTTCGTCCACTCTGCAATTTTTGCCCGTGCTTCTTCTTCGCTGACCTGTGGCGCATTGGCCATAAGCTGCTGGTCGTACTCCCATATCCCATCCGGACTCACCAGCAACATATCCGATACCCCGTTCTCCGGATTTCTGGTCATGGCCAGTCCCAATGGGTGCAGAATCTCGCGGTTGATGCGAACGATAAGGCCTAGTGTGCTGGCCTGATTCCAGTTGATATGCTTCATGGTTATTCCCCTGCTTCTACATGTTGACGATGGTCAGCCACTACCTGGTGCAGGGCTGGCTGGTACATTGGGTTGAGCTGTGCGGCTGCTCCCGGGTTGGCGCGGTCGATGGGGCTGCCAGGTGCGATAAATAGGGTGCGGCCGGTGACGGCGCAGCGGATGGTGCCGCTCTGGTCGATGGCCACTGGGGTGAGACCGTCCACGATATGACGGCGGCCAACAGAGCGGCCATCGGTTGTCAGCACCGGCACGGTTGGGCGGTTGGCTCTGGCCTGATACGGTGCCGGCACCTCTGGGACGACGGCTGGCAGGGCCAGCAGCGCGGGGCGAGGGTGGCGGCGGCGCAGGATGGCGCAGGCCACGGACTGCTGTTTGCCCTTGAGCATCCCCACCCACTGACTGATCTCGTTGGCTGGCCAGCGCTGCTGGAGAATGCAGGTCACCCGATTATCCAGGCGGCGGTACTCTTCGCGGCTGACGGTCTGTTTGTTGTTCATACCCACTCCTCGCTGTAGTCGTTCTGTTCTTGCAGCCACTCCGGGGTGTCCAGCTTCTCCAGCTCGGCCCACATGTGTGACTGGTAGGGCTCCGGCAGCATCTCGATCCAGCGGAATGCCCCGGCATGGCCCTGTGCCTGGTAAACCTTGCCGCACAGCTCAACCAGCATCGGCCAGTCCTCATCGCCTTCCGGCAGCGCGTACTCATCCGGCTGGCCCTGTTCTGCTGGCCGCTGGCCCTCAGGCTGCCAATCCGGTTCGCTCGGGATCGCTCGGCCCGATTGCACCTGACCGTTCTCAAGCCAGAGGCTGAAACCGTCCACGCTGACGCTGGCGCCTGAGCGCAAACGACCGATGGAGAAGGGCGATAACCCCCATTGCTCTGCCATTAACTGATCCGCGAACGCCTCAGGATCCGGCTGCGTACAGTTATTGTCAGAGCTCCAAGGTGCCGGGCTGTCGCCCGTCTTAACCCCAACACCCCCAACCGAAACTCTGGCGGCCTTGGTGGCCTCATAGGTGCCTGCTGGTACCACTTCCCATCCTTGCAGGCGGGTCTTGATACCCAAGTGCGCGGAGTGCAGCCCCATCAGGCGTTTGATGTCTTCGCCGTAGCTGTTGGCCTGCTCCTCGATGAGGTGGGCCAGTTTGATGGGGTGCTCGGCGCGGGTCGCCAGTGCGCCGCCCATGGCTTCGAGGTAGCAACGAAAGATGGCGTTATCGGCGGCATAGCGGGCAGCCTCAAAGCGCGGGTCTTGCAACACTGGCTTGGGTGGCCCCACCAGTTCGCCATTCTTCTTGGCGTTGCTGATGCGGCGCAGCTCGCGCCAGACCCCGACCGGGGCGCCGCCGATCTGCTGGAAGGTGCGGATCCCCCACCAACTTGCCCACGCGCAGGCATGCAGTGCTCCCTGGTCTGCTGGGGTGTTCGCTTCTTCGTCGTCACCGACATAGGCGCCGTCGATGTTCTTGGCGATGTATTTGGCGAGATAGCCGGTTGCATCACCCTTGGTCGGGTCGATCATCTTCCAGTCGAACCGTGGCGTGATATCGGTAAAGGCCGGAGCCGCCACAGGCTTACGCTCCAGCTCAGCTTTGTCGTCATGCAGGGCGTAGTGCTGCAAGGTGCTGATCACCTTGTTGCGATCGCTTGGGCGCATAAACAGCAGCATGTGCCAGTGCGGGGTACCGTCATGGTGCGGCTCGCAGACCCGAAAACCATAAACTGGGGTACCGTTTCGCTTCAGTGCGGCGCGGGTCAGGCTCCACAGCTTGGCAAGGTATGAGCAGGTTTCGCGTGGGGAGGTACCGTCGTACTTATCGTTATCAACAGTCTTGCCGTTGCCGCTGGTCTTCCAGGCGTGAAAGCGGCTCGGTGCTGTCCAGGTGAAGAACACGCCCACATGGCCCTGCTGCTCTGCGTAGTCTTCAAAGCCACGCATGCGGGTCATCATCTCGTTACGGCGGTTGATCGGGTTGGAGACGCTGGCCTCCCAGCAGTCCTTCATCGAGATCACCAGATCGTGCTGGCTGTTCATCACCTCCGACTCGGCCAACCAGCGCATCATGGCCCGCTTGCGCTCGCGCACCACCTTCATGGTGGCGTTCGAGACGTAGGCAGAGACGCCCTTGCGCACCTTGCCCAGCAGAATGGCGATGTGCTCCTGCAGCCGATCCCAGCAACGGTTCACCCGCTTCTCCCACCACTTGGCAGAGAGCAGGCGCACCATCACGCTCAAGATCCAGTTATCCCGCGCCTCTTTGGTTTGGAATTTCGGTATCTTGCCGATGAATCCCCACTGGTCGGCAGGCTGCTTGATGGCTTCCCATGTCTCCATCAGATCCAGTTCACCGGCAGTTGCGCCCTGCTCGATGTTCTTCCATATCGCGGCGGTCTGGTTGGCGAACTGGTGGGCAACCCGCTTGCGGCCGTCATCATCGCGCAGCTGCTGGGCATCGACCGGGATCGCCTGTACGAGAGAGCGAATCCACCCGACTCGCTCACGCAGCCAGACGTTTGCATCGCGGGCTTTTCTGGCGGTGCCACCCTTGCGGCGGCTCATGTACTGCTTGAACAGGGTCTGGGTCAGAGGCATGGAGAAGCCATCGAGCAACTGCACGGCCCAGACCAGATCGTATTCACCTACCGAACCGATAAACGAATCAGCCAGGTTGATACCTGGCATGGAGTTTGAGAGCGATTCAATGCGCGACCTGATGGCCTTCTTTGACAGCGGCAGCTGCCCTTTTACAGCAGATGGCAGGCGTTGGATGGCAAAACCAAGTTGGCCAGCCTCGGCGGCTGGCCCTGTTTTTTGTTTGTTGGTCATTGTGCAGCGGAACCTAACAGCGAACTCAGGCCGCAACGGCGGGCCTTGATTACCATGGTGGAGTGAGCACATATCCGGCGGGCGGCGGCGCACTGGCGAAGGGTCAGCGCGATGGTTGCCCGGGGGCGTGGCGAGATCTGGCGGCACTCGATGAGCTGGCGCTGATACCCACGCAAGCGCGCACTGGCGCCGCGTAGGTCTTCCCACCACCAACCCAAGTTCCGCTCCATTTCAGATATCAGGCGGTGGTTCATGCGCAGCCCTCCTCACTTTTGTACCATTTGGCATACTGGGTCACGGCAGTAGCGAGGGCTTCTAACTCATAGAGGCGGGCACGGCGCTCCACCCTGCATTCAAACAGCAGGCGATAAATGGCATATTTTGGACGTGGCTTATTGCCCCGCCGCAGGGTGACGAGCAAGGTCTGGTACTGACGCAGGGATGACCGCTTCACTTCGGCAATGTCTTGCAGGGTGGCCAGTTCGGCCTTGAGTTGATCCTCAAGCGTGAGGCGTTCCGGTTTGATGGCGCTCATTTGATGGCCTCCCCCAGTCCGTGATGTTCATCGCATGGTTCCCAGCCCAACCACTCAAGGAAAGTTCCATTTTCTATTGCTGCATCTCTGCCAGCTTTTTCATCCAGCAGGCATTCTTGAAAATCGATTAATTCCAAACGAGTGGCGATACATAACCTTTCACGGCGACAGGCAGCGAGCAGGGACTTAATGGCATACGCGTTGGTATTAGGCAGATTCGCTCTGCGCAACATGAGCAGTTGACGCTGTAGCTGACGAATCGCCTCTCTATGTACAGTGACAATGAAGTTCAGAGCCGCAATATCGGCTTTGAACACAGCGTTTACCCCGTCGTCATCTTGGATAATTGCGTTCATGCGATTACCTCCCACACGCCGTACTTATTCGCGTTCTCAAACCACCAATCGCCAATATCTCTGGCCAGCGCGATGTCGCCTTGACCCAGTGCCAACCAATACAGAGTACGGATCCCTCCCAACCACATCTTTTCCTCATGGCTGAATTCGTCGGCGCGCTTTACCGCATCAACAGAAAAAGCAAAGTGCTTAGCCAGCTGGCTAACAGGCTCAGGCGCCCGCAGGTGAGCGGGGCCAGACTCGGTTTCAGCCAGCTCATCAACGGGCGGCTCCAGTTCAAACAGGTCGCTCATTCCTCGTCCCCCATCACTGAGTCGTCATCAAGTAGATCTGCAGGGCGGCTTGTTACGACCAGTTGTACCTGGATGTACTCATCCCCTGAGTAGAGATCGCCCAGGGCGATCCGGTTTTCCTGTTCACCACTGGCCAACAGCTCGGTGAGCAGCGGCAGTACGGCCTGTTCGGCGCGTTTGGCGATGTGGATTGCATCGATGCTCATGCGCTTGCCCTCCCTTTCATTGAGCGAAACACCTTTAGCCAGCGCAGCTGGCGGCGGGCCTGGTCTCGCAGATTGAGGCCCTCAGGGCCGCGCCGGGTGCTGTAGGTGTTTGCCTTGATGCGATGCGGCAGCTCGGCCAAATCGGCCAAGGCCGCTTGCTGAGTGATGGGGTGAAACAGCTTTTTCATGCCACCCCCTCGATGATGCGGATTGAGCCAGAGGTCAGGCGCTCCATGCGGGCATACCCGTTCTGGCCTCGCAGCCAAGTGGTGCCGCAGTTGGTGTAACCCTGCTGCACCAGATAGGCGCTGGCTGCCCGGATGTTCGGAACGGTGTGGCGAGTGATAACGGCGGCCATGATCAGATCCCCCCTCGGCAGTTGACGCATGACCAGACCGCGCGCCATGCCATTTCGGCTGGCCGCTCCAGAGAACGGATCAGGTCAGGGTTGCTGCGGTAACGCTGGCCACGGCAGGCCAGCTTGCGGTTTTGAAGGCGCAGGTTGCGCAATTGGTCACGAATGGCTAAAGTTGGCATGTCAATTCTTCCTAATTGATAAGTGACTAATGAAAGCCCGCTGGTGTTGGCGCACCGATAGCGGGTTTTTTATTGCCCGATTGCTCGCGGGCCGCTTTGTGTCATCTGGCTTGCCGCCAGCACTGCACGTTTCATCCGCAGCTTTGCGGCTCTCTCCTTCTTCTCTCTCTCGATATCTCTGGTTGTTGTGGTCACCGGTGCCGGATGCCACACCTTGCTGTCACAGCCGCAGCGAAACTCCCCCTGATAATCCAGCTCCAGCACGGCCAGGCGGATCGCCTCGCGCTGCGCATGGGGCAGGGCTGACAGGGTTGCGGTCATCAGCTGGCCGCGTGGCTGGCGGGCGATGGTGCAGATGGCCGCTTTTTTGGCGGCGCTGATGGCCAGCCAGTCTGTGTCCAGACTGCTGCGGGTCTTGCCGAACATCTCGCGCAGCAGCATGCAGCCCGCGGTGTTCATGGCCACTTGCTCTGTTGGCGTCAGGCCAGCCAGATTGCGTTCTTCATGGTTGATGTGTTGCTGTTGCATGGGTTTCCCCTTACATGGTCATGGTTTGCATCAGGATGTCTGATGCGCAGGCGACAGTCGGCACAGCCTGAAAGCGGGCCTCGATGTCGTGGATAAGCAGTGCCAACGACCCCATTGCAGAGGTGGCCACACTGACGATGGTGTTGCGTTCGGTGCGCGACACTCGTCCCCGTTCGGACAGCTCTAGCGCCCGCTGGCCAATGCTGGCCACCTTGGCATTGAGGTCGATTGCTTGATGGGGGAGGGATGGCGCCCGTTCTGCTGATGGGATGGCGATGGCGGTCAGGCCGCACTCCAGCAGCATGCCGTCGATCAGGGTTTCGTCCCCGTCGGTGGCGTGGTAGAGCGCGATCAGATCGACCACGGTCAGCTGGTGCGGCTGGTCAGGGCCGAGCTTGTTCCTCAGCACCTGGGCGTCGATGCCAGCGGACGGGGCAATCTGGCTGATCACGTGATTGGATTTGAACCTGCTGCATGCAGATTCGAAGTGCGGATGTTTGCAGTCGCCACTGATAAACATGGTTCTCGCTCCAATGAGTGCCATAGTTATCAGGAGATTGCAGATAGGTATGCGGCGTCAGCTGCGCGCTTGCACGCTGCCACCATGTTGATCAGCACACGTTCGTTTGGAAGCTCCTTTGGCATGATTTCCAAATCACCTTTGCCGATCATTTTTCTGACCTGACCAACAGGGATTCCGGTATCAGCGCTGAATTTCGCTACCGTTTTGAATGGTGTATCGATCTGAACCTCAATCTTTGACATGATTAAACCTCTCTCTTGTTGCTCATTGCTGTTCTTAGTTGCTCATGACGTTCTGACGATTGCATGATTGATCTAAAAAAAGCACTGGTCAAGCGAGAGATTCCGTTTTCTCACTAAAACTTTATGGTGATGGTATATGAATGGATTTGGCATACAGGAGATTGCATTCAATCAGTCTGACTTTGTGACACGGCTTGAAAAGGTGATTGGTAATGAACCATTGCGAGCCTTTGCTCGCAGAGCTGATATGACCGATGGTGGATTGCGGCGTTATCTCTATGAAGGAACTATTCCCCCTGTCGATCGCGCACTAAAGCTTGCACAAGCCGGAGGCGTCAGTTTTGAGTGGCTTGTTTTCGGTATGGGTGAGCAAGCTAAGTCTCATCATGTCGCCAGCAATGACCTGATCGCAGATCAAGCTGCTGCCTATCAATCTGGCGAGTTCACAACCATTCCCGCCTATCAGGTGTTTGCGAGTGCAGGCCATGGCGCCACTATCACGGATGAGCCGCTGGCCGAACCGATGGCCTTCCGTTCTGACTGGCTACGTCGTGAAGGGTTCGACCCAGCCAAGATGGCAGTAATCAGGGCCAAAGGTGACTCGATGGAGCCTACCATCAATGATGGTGATGTGATTCTGATCCGCCTGAAGAACGGCGAGCCTCCGCGTGATGGGCTCTATGTGCTGCGCCTATCTGACGGTCTTTTCGTCAAGCGCTTGCAATTCGATCTCGGCGGGGTGCGCATCATCTCTGACAACCCGCTGTATAAATCCCGTGACCTGAGTAAGGAAGAACTGGCCGAGCTGGATCTGGTTGGCCGGGTGGTCTGGGCTGGCAAAAAGTTTTAAGGAGTTCACATGCTTTCGTTGATGGCTGCCTTGGCGGCCCTTTTGTGTTTGTTGCTGGCGGTGGCCGGCTTGTTTAAACCTGCATTACTCGGCCAAGCACGCCGCCTGAATGCGTTTTTTATCGGCCTCTATGGAGCCCTTGGGTTCTTGATTATCGGCATGGTATCTGATGGCCAGATCGAGCTGTCTGGCGGGCTGGTGCTATTGGCCTTGCTGGCGGCTGCTCATAGTATCCTGCTGTTCATCAGCCATTCGCGGGCCATGCTCAAGATGAGCAAAGAGGAGCGGGCGCAGGTTCGCCCAGGAAAAGCCGCTGGCGGAGTGGTGCTGTTGTTCCTTGCTGCGGGCGCCGGCGCGTGGCTGTCCCGCCCTGCTCCGCTCGATGCTCCTATGCCGCCGGCAGAGAGCGCGAATAAACAGATAGATCAACAACCATCCGTGCAGCGCCCCGCCACGGCACTGCGGGCACTGTCCCTCGCTGAGCAGTGCAGACTTGAGCAGGATATCTATCAGCAGATGAACAAGGTTACTGACGGGGTGATGGCGCGTTTTGGGGGCCTGCTCGATGGCCAGCAGATCGACTATCACCAATTCGCAGAGTACCGGTTCAGCACTGTCACTCCGGCGATATCGGCGGCCAGCGATTCGATGAACGGCCTTCGTACCAGCAATATGGATGAGGATGTGGTTATTCGGCATGCGGCTTCCCTGGTGCAAAGAACCTATTCGTTTGTTGGCCAGCTCTATACCGCCGCCAGAACTGGCGATGATGTCGCGTTGAAGTCTGCTCGAGACCAGCTGGCGCAGGCCGTTGCATCCCACAAGCAAGCCCGGGCGGTGTGCGGTCATGTCGGTTCGTAAAACAGATCACAAAACCAAACCATGGCTATCCGAGATTTACCCCGATGGTCGTGATGGGCCACGCAAGCGCAAGCGCTTCGCCACCAAAGGGGAGGCCTTGGCGTGGGAGTCTCATATGCTCACCGCCAAGCCATGGCAGGCAAAGGAAGAGGACGCAGGGGATCAGCGGCGCCTGTCTGATCTTGTCTCGGCATGGTTTGGGCGGCACGGTCAGACACTGGCTGATGGCGAACGGCGGCGCGACAAGTTGATTTGGCTGTGCGAGGCACTGGATAACCCGCTGGCCAGCGAGTTCACCTCCGAGATGTTCTCTGCATACCGCGAGCGGCGGCTGGCCGGTGAGCTCTATGTACCAGGGCAGCGCAAGCATGTAACCCCGACAACTATCAACCGTGAACAGCTATACCTGCAGGCCGTGTTCAATGAGCTGGCCCGCCTCGGGGTCTGGCACGGCGGCAACCCGCTTTCTGATCTGCGTCAGTACAAAGTGCAAGAGAGCGAGCTGGCTTATCTTTCCCAGGATGAGATCGAGCAGCTGCTCGATGCCTGCAAGGGGCTGCGGGATCTGTGGCTTGTCGTCATGCTTTGCCTTTCGACCGGGGCACGCTGGAGCGAGATCGAAAAGTTGACGCGCGCCCAGGTTGGCATGGGGCGTATCACCTTCACAAAGACCAAGGGCAAGCGGAACCGGACGGTCCCTGTCGCCCCCTGGCTGCTGGCTATGTTGCCCAAGCGAACTGGCCGCCTGTTCGATGATTGCTATGCCGAGTTCGAGAAGGCCATCCGGCGAGCAGGTATCAAGCTGCCCGCTGGCCAGAGCACTCACGTTCTGCGCCACACCTTCTCCAGCCACTTCATGATGAATGGTGGCAACATTCTGGTGTTGCAGCGAATCCTCGGCCACACGGATATCAAGATGACGATGCGTTATGCCCACTTCGCCCCCGATCACCTAGAGGATGCTGTACGCCTGAACCCCATCACAGCCCTAAAAAGTGGCGACAAAGTGGCGGCAGAGGCGGCCAACCATGATTAA